CGCTTTCCTGCTCCACGGACCTATGGGGATGGGTATCCTCGACCATTCGCTCACTTCAATGCGCGATACCCTGGCCGTCATGGACTTCTCCCGCAAGGGTAAGAAGGTTACCAACGCTGCCGGCAAGGAGATTACCCATCGTGCCGACCTCACCACGTTCAGCCTGAGCTCGATCAGTGACATCACCGAACAGCCCTTGATTGTTAGCGTCGACGTTGACAACATCGACCAATACATCGAGGTCGCCATCGGCCGCTGGCGGTTCAGCACCGCCAATCGCTCAGGCATCAAGGCGGCTATCACGACACTCAACGGTGGGGTCGGTATCACGTTGTACGCGCCAGTATGCAGCTATCCTGATGTTAGCCTGGTGCAGAAGATCACCGACATCGACTACGAGGCTCTCGAAAGTCAGGTGGGTATTCAATTGCACGGTAAGGCCTTCGAGCCATGCAACGGTGTATCTATCGGCCTGGATAACGCGGTATTCAGGTTCGTCTTCGAGTAACCTTTCACACACCCACGTTAGGCTATGTCCTAACGTGGGCATCCTTTCTGCCAACCTTTAATTTTTGAGATCGTACATGGATAAGAAATCCAAACTGGGCCTCATTGTAGCGACTACCCCTAACGGCGAGATCGGCTACAAAGGAACCATTCCATGGAAGCTCGATGGTGACCTTCCCCGCTTCAAAGATCTGACCACGGGCAATGTCATCATCTCCGGTCGCAGCACCCACGAGTCGATGCCTGAGTCCATGCCTGGGCGTATACGCATCGTCGTTACCCGCTCTCCGGAATATGCTTCCGAGGTGCACGATCCAGAGAACCACATCTACGGCGTGTCTAGCCTTGATGAGGCCATCGATCTGGCCATCACCTTCAAGACTGAGTGGGTCTTCTTTGTTGGCGGTGCCAGCATCTACGAAGAAGCTCTCGGCCTTGTCGAGACTGTGTTCCTGACGCTGGTCCACAAGACTGCGCCGAAGTACGACACGGTCATCAAGAACTTCCGTCTGCCAGCCAACGAATGGGTACGTACCTTCCAGCGGGTAGTCAATGAGCCCAACACCAAAGCGCCGGAGTTCGAAACTCCGTCACACACCTACTACATGTTCGAGCGTATCGAGCAGCAATCGGAGTAAGACATGAACGTCCCATTCCCTGTATTCGACACGATCTACAAGCTCTGCGACAAGATCAGTGTCACGCCGATCAAGGCCGCGATCCACTCCGCCGACTACGGCACCAAGAACCGCCATACGTTGCAGTTCCTGTACGCGTATCCGGCAGATCGCTATCAGGGCCTGTCGCGCCTGAGCAAGGAGCGCATCACCTTCACCTATGAAGAAGGTGACCTGAAGATCGACGTCATCGGTTACGAGATCATCGACCACTTCCGCCAGATCGAGAAGGGCGAGACGCGGGTCATGTTCACCTACCCGGAAACCATGCACTACGGCACCGACCTTGCGCAAGACCTCTGGGCGAATGGCCCGTATGTCGAAGACCTGGACTACGCTGCGTTCTTGGAACGCACTGCGAAGAACGTCGCTTCCGTAGCTGCTGCCCGTGTGCGCTGTCTGATCATGGAATCGCGTTACGTCGAAGAGCTCACCAGTGCCAACTTGGCGCTGAACAGCCCTGACGTCAACCAGCACCCAGCCGGTATCCTGCGTAACCTCCAGCTGGCCGTTCTGCACCCGCTGCTGCGTGCTCGCTCCATCCGCATGCACATGTCGCCGATCGTGGCGATCGAGCGTGTCCTGGAAGGCATCCCTGCGCCGCTGCATGATGAGATCATCCATTATCTCACCAGTGCTGAGCAGCCGCGCGGTACGTTCTCCCTGCGGCTCAAGAGCTACATCACGCGGGTCATCGAAGACGGTGCGCTTGACCAGTCCATGGTCGGTTCCGGCATGACCGACGAAGAAGTCGAAGCTACCCTGCGCGACATCTTCAACGACCTGCCAGTTTACAAGCTGAACTGACGACATAAAGCGGCGGGGAAACCCGCCGTCTTTTTTTTTGCATATTCAAAGAAATTAGGGTAACACATTACTGCCCTGAATAACTACCACTAACAAGGAATGGTAACATGTTGGTTCTGAAGAACGAAGACCTGGTTCGTATTGGCGCTGCAATGGTCAAGATGAAAGAGAGTCCAGACCGCGGCTTCCCGCATCTGGCGCGCGTCCCTCGCTGGGAAGCTTTCGAGATCACCAAAGCACACATGGCTAGTCAGGGTCTTGGCGTTCGCGGCGGGGTGTATACTTTCGACGATGCAGCGAATGGCATCGCCGGTGTGATCATTCATGGCGAGTACGGTCACTTCGCCGTAACCCTGAATGACGAAGGTAGACGTGCAGAGCTGTTCGCTTCACCGCAGTACACGTTCCACGACCGCCAAGTGCCTGGGCTGGTAGACATGTCGAAATCGGCGGCATTGCTCATGGTTCGGGCTATGTGCGTAGGCTTCAGTCTTGAGGCCATCGTCCAGTGGTTCGATAGCGTTTACCGTCTCCACACCAACCGTCGAGTTTCCCCAAACTTCGACCCGCGTCAAACCTTCGACAAGATGACCTCCTTTATCGCCCCCGGAGTTAACTTGCTGGAGAACAAATACAAGGGACTGCTAAGTAACGACCGTCCTCACAAACGGTTCTGAACGCTACAACTCCTATTAACCACCCGAGGTAAATGCAATGGCAATTCGCAGACCCGCTCAGCCGGCTCCTGACTATAAGCCCATTTACGTGGGCGATACCTACACAACGAAACGTAAAGGGTCACACGCGACCGTTACGGTATACGTGTCAGGTGTGAAGAGGGATCAGGTAAAGCTCAAACGCGATCAGTACAGCGTCGACAGCTTCACCGAATCCCGCGCCAAGATGGACCAGTATTACGTCCGTCAAGAAGACGCCCACACGAAGTGCCACGATGAATGCGTAAAGAACATCATCGGCTTCGCAACGGCCAGCCTGGAAATACGCCGGGCTATCGTAGAACATCGAATGACGCACAACGCGCAGTTCGATGAGTTTGTAAAGAGCACGCCCTCCTGTGACGTACACCACGTTGTCACGGAGTTCACCCTGCGTACCGCACTCTAAGCGGACGCACAACCACCACGTACCACACGGTACTTCGGAGAGTCACATGACTAGCTCTATGGAACGCACTGTAACCTCGGCAATCGCAGCACAGCTGATGATCCTCGCCGTACAAAAGAAAACCACCACTTACGAAGAGCTCGCCCTTCTCGTAGGTCTGCCCAGTCGGGGCAACGCGATGGCTAAGGCCGTCGGTGATTGTCTCACGCGGATCTTCCACTTCTGCGTAGAGAAGAACTGGCCGCATATGACCGCACTGGTCGTGCGTAAGTCTGGCGAGAACATTGGACTGCCTGGTTCTGGATTCTGGAACCTGCTGGAAGAAGTAAAGGCTGAGGAAGCCGAAGCATACACCAGCGGCGCGTTGTTCGCCGCACCGAAGCAGGTGCGTGCGTCTATCGCAGGTTACCTCCAACTGCGCTGCTACGCGTTCTTCGAGAAGTTGAACGAACCCAGCCCATTTGAGGAATACCAGATCAGTGGCGTTACGCCAAAGGTGTTCGTACCACTGACGCCTAAATGGCGCCTGCCTAGCGACATGACCGGGTCATTGCTTTCTACCTGCCCTAACTTCATCTACTTGAAGCAAGCAGAACAGCAGTACGTCTACGACTACTTCAAGCAACGTGGGGTTGGCGATCTCAGGTCGTTTGTCCACTCGGTCGGAAAGTTCTCCCCTGACCTGGCCAGGGACCTTCCTAAAATGCTGCACTACATCCGTCGGATATTCAGCGGTCAGTTGCAGGTTGGTAAGCTGACCTCCACCCAGGCCGATCGTCGCAGCAGCATGCTCTGCGAAACCCTGCGCGGTTGGCATTCGTTGGAAGGTAAAGAAAAGAACTGGCTGACCGCGCACTTCAGTACTCTTCCTGAGAAGGAAGTGTTCGAAGGGATCGATGAGATCAATGACAGTGGTTCGGCTGATGATCCTGAATCTGCCATCCGCAACTACATCCTCAAGCAAGGTAATCCGCAATGAGCCTACCCTACCCTGAGAACATCGAGCTCAACCCGGACGAACCGCTGCCGGAGTGGATGCTCGCCGCGCACGCCGTAGAGACCGATGACGAGCGTCTGCTCGACATGATCATCGACTCGATGTCGGTGTTCGACAAATTCTTCAGCGGCATGGACCGTAAGGACGCTAAGGAGCTGCTTGCGGCGTTCGAAGAGAACGGCCTGAAGCTGATCCTCGCGAACGAAGACGTATGAAACACGTCAAGCCGCGCAAACCGTTCACTGAGAAACAGAAGAGGGCGATGCTTCGCCTGAAGCTGGTGTTTGCTGCAGCGATGATTCTCACCATGTTGGTGAGATAACCAAGGCCGCGGGGCTAACCACCCCGCGTTCTTTTTTTTGTGGAGAAAGTACATGTCTCAAGAAGTCTGGTCATTCCGTGATCGCATCGAAGCTGTTATTAAAGATGTCGCTTCTGAACACGAGGTCCTGATGACCGACTCCGGCATCATGGAACTCAATGAACTCATGAAGCCTAAAGTCGAGGAAATCGTCCAGACGCTGCTGGGCGTCGGGCCGGACGATGTTGTGGTTCACTTCAACATCTACATGACCGCCTGCGATGAGCCGAAGCTGAGCTGGGCGACTGACGTGAATCTGGTGATCGGATCTCGTTGATTTCCGTACATTTTTACGGAGCATGTTGATAAGATGTAAGAGACAGTGCCGTAGCTCAGTCGGTAGAGCGCACCCCTGATAAGGGTGAGGTCGGTGGTTCAATCCCACTCGGTACTACCAATCTTACATCGTCGCTGCGTTAGCTCAGTCGGTTAGAGCGCTGGCCTGTCACGCCAGAGGTCAGGGGTTCGAGTCCCCTACGCGGCGCCACCTGTGGAGAGATTCCCGAGCGGTCAAAGGGAGCGGACTGTAAATCCGCCATTAACTTTTCGAAGGTTCGAATCCTTCTCTCTCCACCATTTTCCTTCCGGGATAGCTCAGTCGGTAGAGCAGCAGGCTGTTAACTTGTTGGTCCCTGGTTCGAATCCAGGTCTCGGAGCCAATACGATCCTTGCATCGCAGCGCACTGCGCCGCCGCTTAACTTGACGCATGACGTCAGGAGGATCGCCCTTATCTGACGCTAGCCTCCTCGGGCCTAGTTAAGATCCTAGCTCATGTGCCCACCTTGCCCTAGGTGCCACCGCTGTACGTGAGCTCTGTAGCTACATTTACCCCACGACGACGAGGAGCCAGTCTGTTGGCTTTGAGTTAGCAGGGAAGCACGGCACCGCACACGTCGAGCAATGTTCATGCCTGGTCAGACACTAGCATGCACCGCGCTATTCTGCCTGAAGCGATATGAAGGCACCTTGGTCACTAGGGTAAGTAGTGACAAGACCTGGGGAATGTCCTCCCCAGGCGCTTATTCCGAGTTTCTGGTGTTGCTAGCTCAGTGGTAGAGCGCACGGCTGTGAACCGTGAGACCAGGGTTCGATTCCCGGCTTCACCCCATTTTGTAGTTCCATAACTCAGTCTGGTAGAGTACCGCCTTAGACCCGTCCCAGCGTCGGGACGGCCCCTAACCCGGGCATGCCAAAGGTCAGGCACCAACGTGGCGGTTGTCGCTGGTTCGATTCCAGCTGGAACTCCCTAGCAATAACTCTGTAGCTCAGCTGGTAGAGTGTCCTCGTTTACGATTGCAGGTTCGAGTCCTGCTTGGCCGGCACTATCGGCCAATGGCGGAATTGGTAGACGCACAAACGTGAGGAAGGTCGGGGGTTCGAGTCCCTCCCAGAGTTACCTATTTAGCTGTACCCGTTTCAATAGCGCTGTAGCTCAGTTTGGTAGAGCGACGCCCCTCCCTTAAGGTCGCCGGTTCAAATCCGGCATGGGTCACCCACCGAGGCCCATTAGCTCAGTTGGTTAGAGCATAAGGCCAACTTGGCGTAGGTCACTAGTTCGATTCTAGTCAGCGCTCCCTATTCGCAACACCTCTATACTTCTTTAGCTCAGTTGGCAGAGCGCCACCCCCGAACCCCCGGTCCCTTAAATGGGCGGGTTCACCAGACCTGGTGGAGGTCCGAAGTTCGATTCTTCGAAGAAGTCCCTATTCTCGTTCCTTAGCTCAGTATGGTAGAGCATCGGCCCCGTAGCTTAACGACTTGCCGAAGGTCCGTGGTTCCAATCCACGAGGAACGCCCTATTCATCCCCAACCACCCGCAGAGATCTTTCATGACTCAAAACTATCTGGTGAACAAGAACGTTACCGTCCTGGCCTGGAAGTCCGATTCCGGCGAAGAAGGTAAGTCTGGTTATAACGTCAAAGACGAAGCCGGCAACGTTACCTGGCAATCCGAAGAAGAGTTCCTGAAAAACCATCTGCCGTTGGGTCATCTCGACTCCAAAGCGCCACACGTCCAGCGCATGATCATCGAGCAGGCTCAGCTGATCTTCCGTTTCAATGGCCTGGCTGGATTCCTCCACAAGGTCGATAATGGCGGCGGTAAGCCGGAAGGTCTGAGCGACTTCGAGATCGGCATGATGCGCCACCAAGGCGAGGCCATGGACAAGTATTCTCGCGTCTTGGGTCGTCGCATCGCCAGCGCTACCGAGCGCCGCCTGATAGCCAAAGATCTGCCGCTGGTAGATGGTAAGTTCAACGTATTCGGCCTGGGCGATACCAGTATGCTGGACCTCTCCGACGCTGTCGGCGAGATTCGCATCAGTAACGTCCGCACTGCTGACGGCATCAAGCTGTCGCACGACCTCAGTGCTACCAAGCGTGTCGAAGGTCAGCTTACTCAGAACTACTCCCTGAGCATCCCAGGTGTGCAGGACGTTTATCTGAAGGTAGATCCCGAGCGCGCCCTGCTGTCCATCAGCATGCCGTCCAGCATCAAGACCGAGCTGTTCTTCGACCTCGAGATCGTTCTCGAGAACCCGAACATCCGTTGCTCGTAAGTTTTATATCCGCTTAGCTCATTGGTAGAGCGTCCCCATTCGGTTCGATTCCGAACATGCCCATCCCTTCGGGGTTCGGCGTGACTCTGGATACAAGGGGAAGGTACGTAGTTCGATTCTACGAGCGGATACCTATTGGAGAAAGCGAGCGTGCTTGAGTCGTACGAAGAAGGCGGCGAATACAAGTCGCCTAGCGGATTACGGTTCAAGGTTCTGTTCAAAGCGCAGCACGGTCAGGACTGCTCCTGGCCGATGGTGGTCTACACTAACCTGGAGCCTACCAAAGATGCGCCTACCGGAAAGATCTGGACTATTGCTGAGTCCATATTCCTGCGCACTTTCTCTGACTTCTAATCCCTGGCTAGCGGCTGGCGCTACTCCGGCGAACTGCGATACGATATACTGGAAAGGGTTTCATGCCTGACGCACTTTCCCGTGTCCGTCGTTTATTAGTTGGTGGGGAGTTCAAATCTCCCGCTCGGGGCCAAACATACTGCCGGGATCGCTCCCGGCTTTATGCCGTAAACTTTCATTTATGCTGGCTAATGTATGTCAGAGAATACCGGAGCTTAGCATGGCCTTTTGGACTACGCAGATCAGCAACTGGAGATGGGTAAGGGAACAGGGGATTATCCTTGCCGATACTACAGTCAAGTCCGCAGTGGATTACGCATTCCTTGCGCCTACATGGGTAATGGTTAATGGAATTCAAAACGAGCTCATCACTGAAGAGATGTATACCGATCAGTACCATGCGTTACTGCGGGACAGGTACTTGAGTTGGCGTAGGTTCTTCTACGACATGATCGAACACGGTCGTGACGCGGATATCGCAGTGGCGTGCTATTGTCGTCCAGGTAAGTTCTGTCACCGACACTTAAGTATAAACGTGCTACGGAAGATCGCAGAGAAAGCGAACTTACCGTTTGAATATAAAGGCGAACTAACGCGATGAGTAAGAAAACGGTCTCACAACCTCCCTTCGATATCAAGGCGATGGTACAGGGTCTATTGGCGCCATTCCACGGCAATCAGGAATGGTTCGATGAACAATACAAGCGCTGGGGAGAGACTGATGTCTCCAGGTGGCTGCGTGAGTTCAAGACGGTAGGTGTGTTCGTCCCACGTCAGACTGGCCGCACCAGAGCGCTGGCACAGATCTTCTCATTGGTTGAGGAAACGATCTTCATCGTACCCAACCTGCCGGCCAAGGATGCTCTGATCTCGAACTGCTCGAATCAGAATCCTGACTTCATTGGCTATCCTCGCGTACCCGTCGAGCGTAAGCGCGTAGTGACGCCATACGAACTCAAGCGATCGATCCTGTACCGTAAGAACGGTAAGCCCGATCCAATTCCTCCAGCCAAGCTCATCATCATCGACGATGCCAGTTATTTCTTCGGCAACATGAAGTACACCCAGTTCTATGATTGGCTGGCAGAACGTGGTGGTCACGATCAGGTGATCTTGCGGGCCAACTGACTGTAAAGAATCACAACCACACATTACCGTATAGAGTAAACCAAACCAACCTGTAAAGGAAGATACACATGCAACTGACCGCCGAACAAATCGCCAAGCTGACCACCGAGAATGGTGAGGCTTTCGCAACTCTGGCGCACTTCAGCGCTGAAAGCGTGTCGCTGGTATTCGCCGACAACTCGATGGAAGCTCTGACCCTCGACGGCGACAAGCTGGCCGAAACCGTAGTCGGCACTCGTGTCTTCTTCGGCGCCGACGGCAAGATCACCCGTACCGGCGCGCCGGTGTACAAAGCTCCTGCTCAGAAGCAGGGCCAGGGTTCGACCGCCATGCGTCCGAATCTGTAAGCAGCACATGTCAGAGCAGGGTCGAAAGACCCTGCTCTTTATGCCGTTTTATTTTGTAAGGAGTTTGACGTGTCGCTGATCATTTACAAGGATGGCGTTCTCGCCGCTGACCGCTGTGGCGTAGTCCAGCCGCACACCACCTACTCTAACTTGCAAGAGATGAAGAAGCTCTTCGTCTGCAAGACTGGCCGTATGGCCGTTGCCTTCTGTGGCGACAACATCCATGAAGATAGCATCCAGCACATGATGGATATCTTCTCCATCGTGCTGATGGCCTGGGAGGCTGCTGGTAAGAACGTAGCACCTGCGCTGACTGATGAGCAGATTGACATCGTGCTTGGTGACCGCTGCTACTTCATCATGACGAAGGACGATTGCTGGGCATTCGATCATCGCGAGCACGGTAAGTCCTTCCAACATCTGTCCTACACTACCCAATGTCGCGGTAATGGGGCGTGGATGGGTTACGTAGGTCTGGCGGCAGGTATGTCTCCAGGATTGGTGATCGAGAAGGTGGGCGAGATCAACCCTGAAGTCGGCACGTTTGCTGACATCTATACTCAGGATAAGTTACTCCCACTTATCACGCCACCACCAGCTCCAGAGAAACCTGCCCGCAAACCACGCACCAGAAGGACTGCTAAGTAATGGCTAACGTAACCGTATTCAAGGATAACAAAGTCTTCGTCCAAACCGGCATCTTCAAGCCCAACGATTTGCTGACCCAGATGTCGATTGATTCCATGTGCACCAAGTACGGGTTCATCATCCCGCTGGAATGCACTTGGGCAGTGATCTTGGATTTCTTCGAGGGCTCTCATGATCCGGTGCGTCAAGCTGAATGCGCTACTATCTGCAACATCCTCACGCCGAGCGGCAAGCTCTACGAGTTCCGCGTTCCTTCCGAAGCTGAGAAACACCGCACCTACATGATGCGGCGGCGTATTCAATATGGTGAAGGTGTAACTTACGTTCGCGGCGCTACCAGCAAGCTCGAAGAGCAGATGACGATGGCCGTACACATCAGCGACGATCTGCACCAAGCCGGCGAACTTCTTCGCAAATGTTCGTTGGGCGGCTTACCGAAGTTCGAGGTACTCGACGTTGAAGATATCTTGGCGAGACTCCACGCTAAGGGTTTCACTGAGGACCATAATCTCCGGCCGCCGATTAAGAAGATTTCTCCAGCAGAACGCGCCGAACGCGCCATGGCTCAAGCCACCGAAAACATGGGCTATATTGAGCCGACGAACCAAAGTAGCGACGAAGGTTAAAATCTAACCCAACGCCTTATGTTCTGACATAAGGCAAACCGGAGACTGTAATGACGCTTGTAATCTACCACGCTGACTGCTTCGACGGAATAGCTGCTGCATGGGTTGCTCGTGAGAAGTACGGCAATGATGCCGAATACATCCCAGCAGCGTACGGCGACACGCCACCTGACGTTACCGACCGTACGGTCCTGATCCTCGACTTCTCGTATCCTCCAAACATCATCGCCGAGATGTGCGATAAGGCGAAGCTGGTCACCCTGCTCGATCACCACGAAACGGCGATTGAGCGTCTCGAGGAATACTTCGAGAAAGCCGGCTATCCGGATAACCTCGATCTGCGCCTCGACATGACTCGCTCCGGCGCCGGACTTGCCTGGGACATTATCTTCCCGAACAAGCCACGGCCTGAGATCATCAACTACTTCGAAGACCACGACCTGTGGAAGTTCGAACTGGAAGATACTCGCAAGTTCATCGCAGGCTTTGCCACCATGCCGATCGAGATCGATTCGGTCACTTACGCTAAGGCGTACAGCGACCACTTGATCGACGTTGGCGAGCCACTGGTGGCGCAGGAAGATCAGCAGATCGCCCGCCATGTGGCAGAGAGCTGGTTGACTCCATTCGGCCGTCAGCACGAATACAAAGACATCCCGGTGTCTAACGTTCCGCGCTACAACGGCAGCCGTGTCGGCGAAGAGCTGATCAAGAAGTACAACTCTCCATTCTCTATCACCTGGTACGAGGATGCGAAGTTCCGCTACTACCGTCTGCGTTCGCTTAAGGGCTCTGGCGTCAACGTCGCAGAAATCGCCGAAGCATACGGCGGTGGCGGCCACACCAATGCCGCAAGCTTCAAGTGCAAACGCGAAAACCATCTCAGCTACGTGTAAGGAAACAAGATGCCGATCATTCTGGCCGATGAAGGCCCGTACATCACGCTCAGCAGTATCAACCTGCACAACAAGATCGATAAGGTCCCGCCTGCGGTCTATCGTGTCGGTAATAAGGACGACGAGCTCGTCCTGATCAAAGACCGCGAGAAGTTCAAGGTCCCGACCAAACGCTACGGTCAGCACGACGCCTACAAGTCGAAGTTCATCAGAACCTACGGCGAGACTCCAGGTACCACCGGCGTTCTGCTGACTGGCCTGAAGGGCTCTGGCAAATCGCTGCTGGCAGAAGACACCATCAACGAGGTGATCGCCAAGCTTCAGCGTCCATGTCTGATGATCACCGGTGCTATCCCTGCCCCTGTGATCAAACGCCTGATCACGGCGATGGGTCCGTGCGTCGTGTACTTCGATGAGTTCGGGAAGTATTACGAGGACAAAGAACGTGAGCACATGCTGACCCTGTTCAGCGACTCTGATCTCCAGGGCGTGATGTTCATCGTTACCTCGAACCACATCCACGAACTCAGCGACTACATGATCCACCGTCCCGGTCGGTTCCTGTACAAGATCAACTACGAAGGCATGCAAGAAGATGCTGTCCTCGAAGTGATCGAAGAGCTGAAGCTCGCCCCGGCCATCCTGACGTACATCCTCGACTACTGCAAATGTCACCGCATCAGCTTTGACATGCTGCGCGTGGTAGCGAAGGTGGCCGTAGGTGCCAAGGATCTGAAGTCCTTCAAGCAGGAAATGAAGATCCACAACGTACCTGACGAAGTGTACCCGAACTACAACCTGCGTGAAGTCCTGCACAACGGCGAAGAGTTCAAAGGCGACAGTCGCTTCGTGCATGAAGAAGACGGCAGCATCACTATCGAACTGCGCGATCCGAAGAGTAACGAAGTCCTTGACAGCGGTAAGTTCGAGTGGCTGACTGCATCGAAGGTCGAAACGACGCCAGACCAAAGCGAATGGCGTGTGGTGGTGAGTCCGACTATCACCATCAAGGTCAACCGCAACCTGTCGCCGTACAAACAGCGTGCCACTAACTCGTCGAAGATGATGCGTCATCGCGACGATGATGACGATCGTCCACGCGATCCAAACGACCCATGGTCCCGGCGCCGTAAATTTCCAGGAGGTGAAGAATGATTGCTGAACTACGCGAACAACCCACCCGCGTACCCCGCGTTACCGTCCACTTTGTAGACGGTGGCACTAAAGTCTACGATGCGTACCTGCGCTTCCAGTTTGCCAATGCCGGTCCGCTGATCATGGATTCGCTCACCGAACTGCTTGCCGAAGTCGGTCACGATATCCATCACTCCGTCAAGTATTGCGATCCGAAGACTCGGCGCGAAATCGCTCGCATCGAAACCGAGCATCTTGACTGCCCGGCAGATCCTCTGGTCTGGATCGACCCAAGCTATCTGTGTAGCAAAGGCTTGGACTACGCCGTCGCTGTTGCGCTGGACTGGAAAGAACCTTACTACAACCAAGGGGGTATCCGGCTGGATAAAGGCGGGGTCGATGGTACCGACTTCCTGTCCTATGACGAGCCAGATCCTGACGAAGAAGAATTGGTGTTCGACCACACCTACGGGTTTGCTCCATCTCAAAGCATCAACATGGCTGCGCATATCGCGTTACGCTACAACATCAACACCGAGTTCCGCGCCGCAACTGAGCACCACGGTCAGTCGGTCAAAGCGTGGATCGATGACCCGCAACGCTTCTACGATGCGTCGACCAGCTATCCGGTAGCCGTGTGTCATGCGCTTGTCTTGCACAAGCTGCCTAACGGTCTGGCCGTTCCTCTGTCGTTCATTCGCGCTGACTCCGGTCGGCAGTAATTGACGTGGGGCTTCGGCCCCACTTCTTTTTTTTTGTCTATCCTAGATTTAGATAGTCACACATTCTGAAAGTGAAGAGTCAAACAAACCACTAGGAAATGGACTACATGAAAGTTGCAATCTTCGCTTCTCTGATGCTCGCTACTGCAATCGCTCACGCCGCCCCTCACTACGATGAAACCCTGCCTGACTTCGAATACCACAAAGTCACTGGCGATGATTGTCGGATGATTGCCGACATCAGCAAGGGCGCTGTCGAGGCTCGTAAGGAAGGTGTCGATATGGATGCGGTGGTACTGGGGCTGATGAAGCCTGAGCATCTGACTGACGTAGGTTACCGGGCAATGATGCCGATGGCGATCACCAACGTGAACAAAATCTTCAACGCGCCTGCCAACATCGACGCCGACTTGGCGTACAGCGATGACCTCGCGAACTGCTCCCTCTACAGCGGCTTCGACATGCCGTACCAGAAGTAGTCGTGTTTCTTTACCGGGTAATCACTTGGTATGGACCAACCCAACAGGAGATTCATCATGCCAACTTGCAAGTATGCTCCCGGTCAGATCGTCAAACATTACAAGGGTCAGGAGTACGTAATCGTTACCACTCCTGAGCTGCACCACAACCGTCTTGAGTCCACCGGCGAGTGGGCTTACGGTTACGCCAAACCGGGCCTGCCAATCAGCGACGAGAACCCGCTCTGGCAACGCGGCCAGGCCGAGATCGAGGACGAGGTGCGCTTCGCTCCGATCGTCCCTCCAGACGTCTATCGACTGTGAGTATGGTCGTCTGGTACTTCGTTCTGAATGGCGATGACAAACCTCGCGAACCGTCGATTGACTGTGAGCCTATCTTGGCCAAGGTCCCTACGACGGCTAGCACCATCGCCGAGATCAAGCAATACAACAGCTGCCGGGATATCGAGATTGCCAATAAAGAGTTCCATGAGCGAGCTTGGCTAATCCTGATCGTCCTCGCAGTGATCATTGGTTTCATCACCCTAGTCGTACGCGACGTACGACGCCCCAAACGGAGAAAGTCCCTGTGAGCAATGCCGAGACCAAAGTCTTCACCACCGACTGCCTGCTGGCCCTGGCTACCAGCGTATCGCATGAACTTACCGAAAACGGTAACAAGATCACCACCAAGG